TTTCACTTCGATGAGGTTGAATTATCAGATTGGGCTTCGCTTCAAGAAGCATTTTCAATGGCTAGGAGCAGTAAAAAGATAAAAGGGCAGAACTTCATTACCTCAACTCAGAAGTATGCCCAGGGAGTAATGGGGAGATTGATTAATGAGGCAACCGAAAGGGATCTAAAAGTATATACATTCTGTATCTGGGAGACTATTGAACAGATTCCTGAAGACAGAAAAGAGGAATTTAGGAGGATATTCCCCGAAGCGCCCGAGGAAGTCTATACCAAGAAAGATTCGGGCTTTATCTCTATTGATGACGCTATAAGAGCCAAGAGGAACCTTGATCCTGAAGTATGGGAAGCACAGTGGCTTTGCCTCCGCCCTGAAAGGACTGGACTCGTATACCCATTTGAGAACATCGAAGGGCTTAACCTTATTGATTCGAAGAAGTTTGAATTAGATAAGTATGCTCCTGTTTACATAGCCGAGGACTTTGGTTACTCGGAAGATCATCCGGACGCTATCTTATTAGTCCAAGTCAATAGCGGAAAACAGATGGTGGTATTTGATGAAATCTATTCTAGAGGCAAGTCCTGGCGAGAGATTGAACCGGAAGTAGTTAGGCACTTAGACGAGTGGGGGAGTAAATCGGGGAGGGATCTGAGGATATCGACTTTGGAAGGCTGGTTCCCCGATCCAGCAGATCCTGCTGAGATTGATGATAGGATACATAGCGGTGCTAGAGTCCAAACCCAGACCGATCCTGAGATGAGGAAGATTGACAACGGAATCCCCATAGTGCGAAGATTAATCATCGATAGGCAGGTGAAGGTGGTTAGCCACTGCACAGAACTTATCGGCGAGCTACTGTCATATCACTATAGGCGTAACGCTGATGGGACTTATGCGGATGTACCGGATAAGAAATTCGATCACGGGCCAGACGCCTTACGATATCTTATTGTTAACCTTTTTCCTCTCGGTGCTTCTGGGGGATTATCTGATAATATGAGTAAGAAGGATGAAACCATAACTGGTGGCGTTCTAAGTGAGGTATTTTAATGCCAAATCTATTTGATAGAGTAGCAGATACAATTAGAAGATTCCAGAAGACTTCCACAGGCGAGATTGGTGGGAGTGGAACTAGAGTGTGGAATGGCACAATTGTTGATGAAGAATACAAGTCCAAATTAGATACCGAATTTGGACAAGATGGACTAACCATATTCAATCGGATGCGGAAGTCGGATCCGGTTGTTAGGGCTTCCCTTAAAGCGGTTGAATTGAAATTGAGGCAGGGGAATTGGTTTATAGAATCCCCTATAGAAGAGGAAGGTAAAGAGGATAAGATTACCCAATTTGTTAAAAAGGCTTTATTCGATTATCCCTCTAATCCCTGGGCTGAGAGAATCCGTCTTATTCTTACTATGCTCCCATTTGGTTTTTCTGTATTTGAGAAGGTATTTATCGAAAAAGATGGAAAGATTGTGTGGGACAAATGGGCATTTAGAAGCCAGTCGAGCATCTCTAAATTCCAGATGGAGGATGGGAAGCCTGGTATTCAGCAGTCTTTATCCGGTGATGCTATCGGTAAGGGAGGGAAAGATCCGAGTATTCCTATCGAGAAACTATTAATCTTCACTCACGAGAAGGAAGGAGATAATTGGCGCGGAGTCTCTCTGTTGCGATCTGCCTATAAACCTTGGTTTTTTAAAGAAGCACTAGAAAAGATTGAAGCGATTGCCTTCGAGAGGCAGGGTGTGGGTATTCCTAGAACAATTATGCCCCAGAATCCTAAACCAGATGATGTCAGTAGAATTGAGAATCTATTAAAGAATCTTAGAGCCAATGAGAAGGCTTTCCTAATGATGCCTAGTGGTTGGGAAGTAGAGATGATGGATATGCATGGAAGTCAGACTATGAATCCTGCCGAAGCTATTAAGAGAAAGAATTGGGAGATCGCTATTAATGTTCTCGCACCCCATATTGTATTGGGACAGCAAACTGTCGGATCCTTCGCGTTAGCCAAACAATTAGGATCAGACTTCGATGATAGTGTACAAGCATACGGAGAGGAGATCGCTGAAACTATTAACTCCCACGCTATTAAACAGTTAGTAGATATTAATTTTGGTGAACAGAAAGTCTACCCAAAACTAAGAGTTACCGGCATTAATCAGGTTGATGTGAAAACAATGTCCGAGGGATTAAAGAACTTGATTGACTCTGGGGTATTACATCCAGATGAAGGAGATGAAGTTTATGCAAGAGAGATCGCTGGACTACCTGAGAAGACTGAGAAGGAGATTATTGAGACCAGAGAAGAAGCTGAGGAAAAGGAGGCCGAGGAACAGGCACAATTCCTGAAACAAGAGGAAGCCAAAGCCCAAATTAATCAGAAGGCAAGTATTGAAAAGGGGAAGAAAGTAGAGGAGCCAGCAAAGAATAAAGAATTAGCTAAAAAAAAAGCAGTAGTTGAGGCTTCTGAACTTCCCGATAATGGAATGAAACCTTTCTGGAGGAATTTAACCGCCGCAGAAAAAGGTATTGATTTGTCGAAGATCGAAAGGGCGATGGATTATATGGAGAGCCAATTTGTAGGTTCAGTCTCGGATCTGATAGAGCAGGAGAGAAAGTCCGTAATAGAGTTTGCCAAACAAGCAATTGATCTAAAGGATCCGTCTCTAATGTCTAATTACCAGCCTGTATACGAGGATGAGATTGCAGATAAGATTTATACCCTCTATACCGAAGCTTTTGAGAAAGGGAAGATCCTTGCTTCTAATGAATTGGGTATCCAAGCTCCGGTTACTAAATCAATCTATGAGAACTCCGCCAGGGCTAGGGCGATGGCGATAGCCGATAAGATGGTTAATGATCTAATCTCGGAGGTTAATTTCGCTATTACTGATCTAATGGAAAGGGGGGTGGCTAGAGGAGTATTGGTTAAATCTCTAGGTGAAATCACTCTAGCAAAGTTGGCAGTAATTGTTAGCCGAGCATCGAGTAATTCGATGGTAGGTGCTATTAATACAGGGAGGTTTAGCGTCTTTGAAAGCCGTCCTGAGATTATCCATAGCCTCCAGAGGAGTGAGATTCTCGATACGAGAACTTGCAACTACTGCCTCTCGGTTGATGGTAGATCGGTTTATCCAGGGGATGAAATCGCTGAGATAGAACAGTTCCACCATATGTGTAGAGGAATTTGGGTGGCTATCAGCAAGACTGAGGCAGATAAACCAGATGTTACTGGGGTTCCTAAAGACTTAAAGGAAAGGGTGGGAACATTATCAGAATTTAGGCAGATGGATAAACCTAAACCTTTAGAGAATAGCCTAGCAGAGGACTTCATCAAAGGAGATAAGTAAAATGGGATTAAGTATAGGTGACAGAGTAATAGGCCATTCGGGAGATGATAGTCTATCTCCGGAAATATACGAAGGGATAGTTACGTCTATAAATGGAGATCAGATTCTTGTTAAATCCACTAGTGGGAGGGTATTTACTGTATTGATGAAACTAGATGGGACTTTTGGATCTTATATGAAACGGGGATTCCTCGAACTTGTAGAAGATCACACATTATTACCTAATCCTGAGATTATAGAAGGGGAGAGAGGGGATAAAGGAGATCGGGGGGAAATGGGATTTAAGGGTGAAAAAGGAGAGTATGGAGAAAGGGGCGAAAGAGGATATAAAGGTGAGAAGGGAGAACAAGGCAGAACAGGTGATAAAGGTGAAAAAGGAGATAAAGGTGATCATGGGATACCCGGACAGATAGGAATACAAGGTATAAGGGGTTTACAAGGGATATCAGGCCCACGGGGGGAGAAAGGAGATAAAGGTGATGAAGGAGAAAAAGGTGATATGGGTGAAAGGGGTAAAATAGGTGATATCGGGCCAAGAGGCTTTAGGGGTAAGCCTGGTAAGGATGGAGAAAGTGGGACTGTCGGGTTCATTATTCCAGGTGCTACAAATCAGACAACGGAATCTAGTATCTCTAGGGTATTCTTAACGATGGGGGCATGAGATGACAGATACATTCAAAGTATTGGCACAATCTGATCCGTCAGCTGATACACTAACCGATATTTATACAGTTCCGGCTTCGACAAGTACTACAGTAAGTTCGATCATAGTTTCTAATAGGAGTGCATCAGCTACGACTTTTAGGATATCAGTGGCTGTAGGTGGTGCTGTAAATAGCAATGAGCAATACATACATTATGGTGTCGCGATAACCGGAAATAACACTTATATCGCTACTATCGGAATGACTCTGGCGGCTACAGATGTTGTTAGGGTTTATGCAGAGGATGCCACTCTTAGTTTTAATATATTCGGCGTGGAGGTAACTTAATGTCCCAATCATTTATTAAGCCAACCGAGACAATCTATGCACTCAGGTTATCAGTCTCAGGAAGTATTACCTATGTGGGTGAGGCATCGCCAGGATCTTCAGAATCTGCTCCTGTATGGAGGATCAAAAAAATTGATGAGTCATCTGGAATATCAGTAACATGGGCTGATGGAAATATATACTATGATAATGCGTGGGATGGTAGGGCGGGTTTAAGTTATAGTTAATTATGGCAGCACCAGAAGTATTTCACGATTTAGTAGAGATAAGTCTTTGCGAACTTGACGATTGGGACGGTGGGGTTGGGGCATTGGATGCTGATTCGCAGATTCAAGGTAATGGATGTCTTACCATTACAGAATCCACCGCAGGATTAAAAGCTATCCGATACGAAACAGTTACTCAGGTTGATATGACTGGTAAGATGATGATTGGCTGGCTTACCTTTGCCCGTCTAGCAATGCTGGAAACTGCCGCTAACGGGGGATTAAGATTCTGCGCCCAAGATTCAAGTGGCAGAGATGCTCAATGGTATATTGGCGGTTCTAATACCCTTTCTTCTGCTGGTTGGACGCCCTATGTAGCTCATTTTGATACCACTCCCGATGAGTTCACTGCGGGTTTTGATAAGACTGCGGTTGTAAAAATGGGATATAGGGTTAATTTAGCAATCAAGGGAATTATTAAGTGGGATGCGTTTCGATATGGGACTTATATCGGAATCAAACGAGGAACATCAACTCCCGGAGAAGAAGCCGATCTCAATGACATTTGGGCTATTGAGGACAATGTGAGTAACAAGTACGGATTACTTACTAAGTTTGAGGGTGTCTACTTCCTTCAAGGAAAGCTGGTAATCGGTTCAACAACTGATGGCGAGGATACTTACTTCTCTGATAAAAGCCAGGTAGTAGTTTTCAAAGACGTTAAAGTCCCAAGCAATTTTTACGAGATTAAATTTCAGGGTAATACAACCTCTAATACAAACATTAACTTTGGTGAGGAAGTTGGGGGCAGAGGTATCTCTGGATTCTATGTATCAGCGACAAGTACGGATAAAAGATTTACATTCGATGCGACTGATACTAATAATATGCTTTGGAAGATTTGTGGGACTACTTTCTCCCAAGCAAGCACAATAAGCTTCCCAGCTTTCTCCGCCAACAGGAAGGTATTAAACACCAACTTTGAGAAGTGTAGTGAGGTTATTGCTAATACAACAACTATATCCTTCTCTAACTTCATTTCCTCAGCAGCAAGGGCGGTGAAAATATCATCGGCAAGCCACAATGTAACCGATTCCAATTTTATCAACTGCCAGACTGCGATTCACCACGATGTCGGTGGCTCATCGGGAACACCATTGGAGTACGACTATAACAACCTAAAGTTTGCGGGAGGGACATATCATATCGAGAACTCCGCATCCACCCCGAACTTCTA